AGAGAATAACCAAGAAGTTACACAAGCCTTTGAAAAGGCACAACCAGGGTCTGCTCAAGAAGCAGCCAATAATATCCTTAATATGTGGAACTCAGAAGAGCAACCCGCTGACGAGGAAACCGAGACTACTGTTGACGAGGAAGTGGTTGAGGAGATAGAGGAAGATGAAGTCGAAACTGAAGAGGACTCCGATGAGGAAGAAACCACTGAGGAAGTAGAGGAAGAAGATACTGACGAAGAAGTTGAAGAAGAGGTTGAAGAAGAAGTCGAACCAGAAACTTATAAAGTAAAAGTTAATGGTGAAGAGTTTGAAGTTGACCTTGATGAACTTAAGGCAGGTTATCAAAGACAATCTGACTATACTCGTAAATCTCAAGAGCTAGCTGAACAACGTAAACAAACTGAGGCAATCAATGAGGAACGTATCAGACTAGAGCAAGAGAGACAAATGTACGCTAATGCTTTACAAATGTTGGAACAAGACCAACAAGCCAAGTTAAAAGAGTATGAAAGTATTGATTGGAAAACATTGAAAGAAGATGACCCATATCAATATATGCTGAAGAAAGATGAATATAATGATGTTAAAGTCAAGATGGATAATGCTAAACAACAACAGACTATTATTCAACAACAACAGCAACAACAAGCAATGAAAGCCAGGGCAGACTTTGTTCAAGACCAGTATGCTAAACTGATTGAACAACTCCCAGAATGGAGCGATAATAACTCTACTATTAAACAGGATATCAGAAAGTTTGCTATTGAATCTGGTTATGAGCCAGAAGAAGTAGACCAACTTGCAGACCATCGTAGTGTTCTTATATTAAAGAAAGCTATGGAGTTTGATAAGTTAACAAGTAAGGTAGCACCTAAAAAGAAAGCAGTTAAGAAAGTTCCAAAGGTTCAAAAATCTGGTAGAGGTAAATCTAAATCAGACGATGCAAACGAGGCAATGAAAAAGAAGCGTACTCAGTTAAGGAAGTCTGGTCACGTGCGTGATGCAGCTTCTGTATTTTATGATATGATTAAGGAGTAAATAGAAATGCCTACTAACTTTAATAGATATGATGCTCAGGCGGTTCGTGAAGAACTAGCTGATGTCATCTACGACATTTCGCCAACAGACACTCCCTTTATGTCCACTATTGCTGGAAAGGGTTCTGTAGCGAATACATACTTTGAATGGCAGACAGATGCTTTAGTAGCAGCTGATGCCACTAACTACCACGCTGAAGGTGCAGCAGTTGGTACAGCAGCTACTACTGCTACTACACGTCTTGGAAACTACACACAGATTTCTAAGAAAGTAGTTGAAGTAACTGGTACTCAACAAAAGACTAACAACGCTGGTAAGTCAAACGAACTAGCATACCAATTAGCTAAAGCTTCTAAAGAGCTTAAGCGTGATATGGAGAAAATGCTTCTAGCAGATAACGCTGCAGTTGCAGGTTCTGTTAATGGTTCTGCTGGTGCTACAGCTACTGTAGCTCGTGAGACTCGTGGTGCTGCTAACTTTATCTCTACTAACGTAGTTGATGCAGGTACATCTACAGCAAATGCTGCTGTTGATGATAATGATATCGTTGATATCGCAGAAGAGTGCTGGACACAAGGTGGTGAACCTACTACTATGTTAATGGGTTCTGTTAACAAGAAAGTAATGTCTGGTCTTAATGGTCGTGCTGATGCTGTTCGTACAATGGCTGATGATAATATGACTGCATACAATTCAGTTGACGTTTATGTAACTGACTTTGGTACATTCAATATGGTTTTAGATAGATTCTGTGACCCAGATATCATCTATGTTTTACAACCTGATATGTGGTCTGTACAGTATCTACGTGATTTCCAAACAGTTGATATTGCTAAAGATGGCGACTCAGATAAGAAAATGCTTATCGTTGAGTATGGTCTTCAGTGTAACAATGAAGCTGCTAACGGAAAAATCAGATACACAACTGGTTAATCCTAACCTTACCACCCTGGGCAACTGGGGTGGTTTCTTATTATGACTATTAAAAACGAATTAATACAAGAACAAGATGGAAGCATTATTAATGTTTCTAGTCAAGACGACACAGAATTAAAACATATTGTTGACGGAAATGAAAAGCTAAAGTTTGCTACACGTCACAATACTTATAAAGGTGATTCTACTTTTAAACATAGAGTTGCAAGAATACCTCTTATTGTTGTAGAACAAATGATGAGAGATGGTGTATGGAACAATCAAGAAAGAATGCGTGAATGGTTAAATAATCCAGAGAACGCAGCATTCAGAACTACTAAAGGAAAAGTTTAATGGCATTAAGTAACTACACAGAGTTAAAAGCTGCAATCGCTGACTGGTTAGATAGAAGTGATTTAACTGCACGTATACCAGACTTTATTGCATTAGCCGAAGCAAGAGTAAGTAGAGAACTACGTATTCGTGCAATGGAGAATCGTGCTACTATGACTACTAAAGCTGGTCAGAGATACTTTGCATTACCAGCACGTTACTTACAAATGAGAAACTTTCAACTTAATAGTGACCCAATACAACCACTAGAATACATTACACCTGAAATGTTAGATAGATTATATGGTAGTTCAACAACAGGTAAACCAAAGGCGTATTCTTTGATTGGAGAGGAAATTCAACTAGCACCTATACCTGACACAGGGTACACAGTAGAAATGGCGTATTACGAGAAATTTAGCCCTCTGGGAGATGGTACTGGTGGTACAGTAACAAGCAACTGGTTAACAGAGAACGCACCTGATGTTTTATTATATGGTGCACTTATTGAAGCAGAACCATTTATTAGGAATGATGAAAGAATACAATTATGGTTGACTGCATACAAAGAAGCAATAGATAAGATACAGAAAGCAGATGAAAGAGATAGACACTCTGGTTCAACAATGAGAGTTAGGAACGTTTATTCTGGCGTTGAGGGTTAATGTCTACTTGGGATACAACCACAGGTACTTGGGCATCAGACACAGGTAGATGGGGTTATGTTATATATCCTATATGGGCAGATGCTACAGATACTTGGGATACAATAACATCTAACTGGAGTACAGGCACACACATAGGTGAGGCAACAATGGTTAGCACATTAGATGCAACACATTCAACTTCAGTAGCTATTCCAGTAACAGCAACAACAGCACAAGTATTTGTATCATATACTAACACAGAAGATAGAATATCTCAGTTTAGTGTAATACTAAATAACCATCAAAACTTAGAAGCAGAAGTAAATATTGTTGCACCTCTAGTTGCTAACTATGATGGTAGTTATACGTATAACACAACAGGTAACTTAAATATACCTAGTAGTGCTACGTTAGATAATACAAACACAATTACTGCTACTAAAGATTTATTTATACCAGGTGTTGCTACCTTCAATAATGATTTAGGTGAAAGTAATTTAGGTGGTTTTTCATTTGTAGCAAATAGTGACAATTTAGCTGGAACTTATGGTATAATATTAGACAACAACTTAGTAATGCCATCATCGGCAGACTTAGGTTTAATATCTAGCACAGTTAATAATGTTAATTACACAGAGACTGCTGCATTAACACAACCATTAAGTATAACATCAGCAAGTAGATTCTTATGGAATAAGCTAGATGATGAATCAACAAGCTGGTCCGATGTATCAGATAGTTCAGATACTTGGACAGATGTAACAACAACTACAACTAACTGGTTTAATAATGATAATACAGAATAACAATAAAGTAAATGCAACAGGAGTAAATAAAATGCTTAACAAAGAAAATGTAGGTGTAGAACTTACTAACGTCTGGACTATGACTTGTCTTGATTCTGAAGGCAATGAGAAATGGTCAGAGACTAAAAAGAATTTAATTGTAACAGAAGGACTTAATCATATTCTTGATGTTGCATTTCACGCTGACACACAGATTACAACTTGGTACATTGGACTTAAAGGTTCAGGTACTCCAGCAGCAGGTGACACATTAGCATCACACGCATCTTGGTCAGAGATTACAGATTACTCAGGTGATAGAAAAGAATGGACTGAAGGTGCAGCATCTTCTGGTTCAATGACTAACGCATCAACAGTAGACTTTTTAATTACAGGGTCAGCTACAGTAGCAGGTGCTTTCTTAGGTTCTGCTGAGACTGGTACATCAGGTACACTATATGGTGTTGTTGACTTTGCATCAGCACGTTCTGTACTATCTGGAGATACACTACAAGTAACAGTAACTGTAACAGCAGCATCTTCATAAGGAGTAAACTATGGCATTAGAAACATTCCAATATATTGATGATTTAGTAGCAACTAATCCAACTGCTACAGATAACGTCAGCCAGGGTGATGACCACATCAGAGGTATTAAGACTACTCTTAAGAATACATTCCCGAATGTTACTGGTGCTATCACTTTAACAGAAGCAGAGATAAATAATAGATTAGGTAACATATCAGAAGATACAACTCCACAACTAGGTGGCGACTTAGATACTAATGGTAATGATATAAACTTTGGTGATAACGACAAGGCACAGTTTGGTGCAAGTAATGACCTACAGATTTTCCACGATGGTAGTCATAGTAGAATAAGAGATACTGGAACTGGAGATTTAAGAATACACGGAACTAATGTATTTATAAGAGGTCAATCAACAGATAGTAATTTAGCAGGATTTGTTGATGGTGGTGCTTCATCATTGTTTTACAATGGTTTTACCAAACTCGCCACAACCTCTACAGGCATCGATGTAACAGGCACAGTTACTACAGACACAGCAAGAAGTGCAGATGTTGTAGATAACGATGGTTCTTTTGATTTAAACGCAGGTACTAACTTTACTTGCACACCTACTGGCAACATTACTCTAACTTTTACTAACATTCCAGATGGTCAGTCTGGCACTATAGTATTAGTTAATACTGGTGGACATACAATCTCAGCACATACAAATACTAAAGTAATGGGTGCAGATATGCTAACTACAATTACTACAGCAGGAACTTATGTAATCGGATATATATCAGATGGTACAAATGTTCGTGTTTATAACTCATTGGCTCAACAGTAAATGGCATTAATTAATTCAGATGTAATTCCTGCATCAGCAACTGCATACGAGATAGAACAATCTCTTAGATTTAATGATGATGATAGTGCTTATCTAAGTTGGACACCTTCTAGTGCAGGTAATCGTAAGACTTGGACTTGGAGTGGTTGGGTTAAGCGTGGGAATATTGGTGCTCATCAAAGATTATTTGCTTGCGGAACGTCTGGCACAACAAGCACTTATGACTTATTAAGATGGGATAGTGGAAATGGTATTGTATTTTATACAGCAGATGCTTCTACCTCCTTATTAGTTACGACACCTTTGTATCGAGATTCATCATCTTGGTATCATATTGTTTTATCAGTTGATACTACTCAATCCACATCTAGCAATAGATTGAAACTATATGTAAATGGTCAACAAGTAACGTCTTTTTCTACAGCAAACTATCCGACACAAAATACAGAGTTTAGTCTTAACAATACAATAGGACATCAACTAGGTGCAGGACAAACTACTGGTTCAATAACTGAATACTTAGATGGCTATATGTCAGAAGTAAACTTTATTGATGGACAAGCACTAGACCCTACATACTTCGGTGAAACTGGAGATTACGGAGAATGGAAACCTAAAGCATATACTGGTACTTATGGTACTAATGGTTTCTATCTACCATTTAAACAAGACTATCAAGTAGAAGGATTTAGTACAGTAACTTATACTGGTACTGGCACTAATAACTATATTGGCGGTGTAGGTTTTCAGCCTGATTTAGTATGGATGAAGAAACGCTTAACGGGTACTGCACGTTCACACAGAATAGTTGACTCTGTAAGAACAGCAGCAAAGTATCTTGCTTCTGACAATACAAACTCTGAAGATAACACGTCAGGTGCTTTTGTAGCTTTTGAAAACGACGGTTTTACTGTTGGTACAACATCTGATGCATTTAACGGTTCAGGCAGTCCTTACGTCGCTTGGAACTGGGATATGGGTGGTTCTAATGCTACTAACACAAATGGCACTATCACTTCAACAGTTAGAGCAAATCCTACTTATGGTCAGAGTATAGTTTCTTATACTGGTAACGGAACTGCAGGTGCTACTTATGGGCACGGATTATCTTCTGCACCAGAATTAATAATAACAAAATCAAGAGGAACTGCAGATTGGTTAGTTTATGATGATATAAATGGTGCAACAAAATATCTACAATTAAACACTAATAACCCAAGTCAAACTGGAGCAGGTGCTTGGAACAATACTGCTCCAACATCATCTGTAGTTACAATCGGTTTTGCAGGAACATCTAATGCCAGTGGTAGCAATTATATTTCTTACTGCTTTCATTCAGTATCTGGTTACTCAAAGTTTGGTAGTTATACTGGTACAGGTTCATCAGGTAACTCAGTAACTACTGGATTTAAACCCGCTTTTTTAATGGTAAAGCGAACTGACTCAGCACAAGATTGGCAAATAGTTGATAGCACAAGAAATCCAGTAAATCCTGTTACAAAAAGATTAGAACCTAATAATTCTGATGCGGAACTTAATGACACTTCTTACAATAATTGTGACTTTACAGATACAGGGTTTACTTGGAAAGCAGATGGTGGAAATACAAATGCCTCTGGTGGTACATATATCTATATGGCATTTGCTGATACTAGAGAGTTTGCTTATTGGTTAGACCAATCTGGTAACAACAATGACTGGACATCAAACAATCTAACTGAATCAGATGTGTCAGTAGATAGTCCTACGAATAACTTTGCTACGCTTAATCCTTTAAAAGCATATATACAAAGTGGAATTTTATATCCACCTAGTTTAACTGAAGGTAATCTACAAGAAACATTGACTGATGATAAATATCAGGTTTTTGGTACAACTATATTACCTAATAATCAAAAGACATATTGGGAAGTATTTGTAAAAGTAGTTGGTACTTTAAGAGTAGGAATACAAAGAACACAAGACATTAACAAATTTAATGATGCTTCTTATCTTGCTACTGGTTCAGTAGATATTGAAGGCACTTCTGGAACAAGTGGTTCTAGTATTTCTAGTGGAGATATTGTTGGTATAGCAGTTGATAGAACAGCAAATACAATTCAATGGTATAAAAACGGCGTAGCACAAGGAAGTGCTGAAACGATAGCAGATACAGATTGGATAGCATCTTGTAAAAGATATAGTGGTTCTGGAGATAATACAAATATAGTTTTTAACTTCGGTCAAGACTCATCATTTGCAGGTAATAAAACTGCACAAGGTAATACAGATGGTAATAACATTGGTGATTTCTATTACACACCACCTAGTGGCTATCTAGCATTATGTACTGCTAATCTACCAGACCCTGATGTTATTCCTAGTGAGAACTTTAATACTGTGTTATCGACAGGTAATAGTGGCGAACAAACTATTTCTGGTGTTGGTTTCCAACCAGATTTTACTTGGTCTAAAGTTCGTAATACTGCTGATGCTCACATTTTAATTGACTCCGTAAGAAGCAACAATGTATTGAGGTCAAACACGACTGGTACTGAATACGGAAACGGTGTTAACTGGGCATTTAATTCTGATGGTTTCTATATGAATGGAACTACTGGTGAATTGAATTACAGTGGTTATACTTATGTACATTGGAACTGGAAAGCAAATGGTTCTGGAGTATCAAACACAAATGGTTCAATAACTTCTACTGTTAGTGCTAACCAAGATGCAGGGTTTAGTATTGTTAGTTATACGGGTACTGGTTCTAACGCTACTGTTGGACACGGACTTAGTCAAGCACCTGAGATGATTATTGTTAAGAATAGAAATACTGCCGAAGGTTGGATTGTATATACAGAACCTACGGGTAATACTGGACAACTAAGACTTGACTTAACAAATGCTTTTTATGTTAATTCAGTATTCTGGAATAACACATCTCCAACATCAACTATATTTACAGTAGGTTCAGACGATACAGTAAATAAATCAAGCGATAATATAATAGCCTACTGTTTTCATAGTGTAGATGGTTTTAGTAAAGTAGGTTCATATACTGGTAATAGTTCTTCTGATGGTACATTTGTTTATACTGGGTTTAGACCTGCGTTTGTGATAATTAAAAGGTCAAATGACACGGGTGATTGGATTATAAGAGATACTTCAAGAGATACTGAAAATGTTGATAATACTCAATTATTTGCAAATTCTAGTAATGCTGAAGATAGTCCAACTTCCTATACGCTAGATGTATTATCTAACGGCTTTAAGTTAAGACACTTTTCATATGCTATGAATAATACTGGCGATACTTACATCTACATAGCATTTGCAGAGAACCCATTCAAACATACTAACGCAAGATAACGGAGTAATAATATGTGGCAATATAATGGCGAAGTAATAAAGACAGCAAAGGAAATGGTCATTAATGATGTCCGTTATCCTAAACAAATATTTAAAGATGCAGACCTTCTAGCAGAGTTAGGTATTACATCTTACACACCAGAGGCAGTAGCAGACCAAAGATACTATTGGAATACTACAGACAATCCTAAAGATGTTGCTGACCTTAAAAAGAATATGGTTCGTAAAGTTAAAGCACAAGTTGGTGCTAGATTATCACAAACAGATTGGATGGTAATCAGAGCAACTGATGGAGGCACAGCAGTACCTAGTGATGTAGCAACATACAGAACTGCAATCAGAGCAGAAGGTAATACTAAAGAAACTGAGATTAATG